GTATTGAGATGCGCAAGCGTAATACTCATAACTTCGCTGGCTAAGATCAACAAAGCGCCTCGAAAGGGGCGCAATATTAAACAGGGGCTTGACTATGCCACAACTTAACTTAGAAGATCTTTTATATATTACATCCGCCTTAGCGGTAGCCGTTATATTTAGTAGTTCAATACTCGGAGCGTAGACAATGAATAGTATATATAAACAATATTCGGATATGAGTGGTGTATTTTTAACGGATAGGATACCTGAACAACTTTTTATATCTTGTGATGAATCAGATAGTTTTGACGCATTAGACGACTTTATCCGTGACCACCTAATACAGCCACTAGAAAACGTGCATCCGGCTGATATATGGGAACTAATAGAAAGCGCTACTAATATGAACCGCAAAGCAAAGGGGCTAACACTATGAAACTATTAGATACTAATGGCGCCAATACAAAGATTGCCAAGACCAACAAAGAACAGACGATCCGATACGCTGGGCTAAGTCTTATGCCCAATGCTAGGCTTTGTGCTGGCTCTAAAGCCGCTAAGTGTTTGGATGCTTGTCTAAAGAGTGCGGGCCGTGGCGCATTTAATAACGTTGCTCAAGCCCGCCAAGCAAAGACAGAGTGGTTCGAATCCGATCCTATAGGCTTTAAAGCCCAGTTAAGCAAAGAGTTAAGCAATTTTGAAGCCCTTTGTAAGCGTACCAATGTAAAGCCCGTTGTACGTCTTAACACTATATCAGACGTAGATTGGTCGGATATAAAAGAGTCATTTCCCGCTATAACATTCGTAGACTATACAAAGATAGCCGCTCGAGTCTCTAAGATGCTCCCGAACGAGCGTTTAATCTTTAGTTATAGTGGCGCCCCTAGTTACGCCAAACAGGTATCTAAAGCCCTAGAAAGCCCCGTACCAATAGCCGTTGTATTCCGTGGTGGCTTGCCCAGTAATTTCCTAGGTCGGCCCGTTATAGATGGTGACCTAAGTGACTGGGATAATGCCAACGCTGGCAAGGTTATCATTGGACTACGTGCTAAAGGCAAAGCTAAGAAAGACGATAGCGGCTTTGTAGTGGATAATCCAGAGACCTTGGTAATATGTTAGAATTGCTCGAAGGAGTAGGAATAGCTTATCTTATATACTGTTTTATGAAGTGATTAAGATATTTCCCAATCTATTCTATAAAAGCCCTTGACGTAGTTCGGGGCTTTGTCTATTATAGGCCTATCAACTAACAAGCAAGCGAGGCCTTGACTATGAATCTTTCCACTATGTTACAAGAGTATATCAATACCAACTATGCTAGCGAGTTCGTTGGTGTAGATACTATTTACATTATTCCAAACGACTCTGGCTTTTATGAAGTATGGTATCATGTTGCGGGCGAGCGTGGTGACTACTTCCGTGGTACTTATGCCAGCATTGAGAGAGCCCGTTGGATAGCATCTAGCATATAAGACCTAACAAGCCCTAACAAGCCCGCTATATTTGCGGGCTTTTTTGTGGGCGCTATATAGATAACTATATAGCCTATATAGTTATCTATATAGTGCTAGCGCTTGCACTATAGCCATGTAAAGCCCTAGCAAGCCTGTCAAGCGCTTATAATCCAAGCCCATCCTAGTGCATTGCTATGTCTTCAAACGTTGCTTACAAGCGCAGAATAAGCGCCCTTTAGAAAACAATAACTTAACATTCGTTGGCATGGGGCTTGCTAGTCTTTATAGACTACAAAGCTACGTATCATACGGCTGTCAAGTGCTGTCAAGTGCTGTCAAGTGCTGTCAAGTGCTGTCAAGTACTGTCAAGTCTATAGAGTCTATAGGGCTAGTGAGTACCTATTCAGTCCCTCACTGTCAAGCTTTTTAGAACTAATTAGACTTGAATAGTTCTCTATTGACTCTAAAGCCTAGGTTGTGCTAGGGGCTACAGAGTCTGCACAGTGCTAGCATAGACTAGGTAGCCTGTCAAGGGCTATGTTGTAGCACGTCAGTGGCCCCATCAGAGCCTAGCATAGACTGTCAAGCCTGTCAAGGGCTATGTTGTAGCACGTCAGTGGCGTGTTAGAGGGGGGGGGGGGAGGGGCAAGCTTAGCTGTAATTATTACTGTACCTGCCCAGATACAAAATAGGCCAATATCGCATCTAGCGAGGCTATTTAGGACTAGGCAGTGCTAGGCAGTACTAGGAAGACTATACAAAACTAGCTAAATTAGACTATCTAGATGAGAATGATTCTTATTAGCATTATAGACCTAAGTAGTTGATATAATTAGGGTATGTAGCTAAGTAGGCTATGCAGGAATCCGTGCAGAACCTAACGAGGAAATAAGCAGATCCTATATAGTAAAAAAGGCTAAAATAACTCTTGACTTTTGACTCAAAATATGGTATAATAATACTATATAGACCAACAAACATTGAATACTGTTGTCACAATCATCAATCACTATATGACACTGTGAACAATATACATTCTTAAATCATTCCTTAGAGGATAAAATGATGGATTCTAAAGATACACAGAACAATTCTCAAGATAAAACGATAGAGACTACTGTCGTTGACTCTATAGAGCCAGTTTCAGATTCGTTAGACTCTTTGCCCAAAAAACGCAAAAGAGGTCGTCCTAAGAAATCAGAAGTAACCACTAAAAAAGCAGGCTCTAGAGGGAAGGTTGGAAGACCTAAAGGGGATGCTGCAATTATGAACGAGTACAAAGCTCGTATGTTGGCTTCTCCTAAAAGTAGACAGGTGTTAGAAGCTATTCTTAGTGCGGCTTTGGACGATGAGCATAAGAACCAAGCAGCGGCTTGGAAGCTCGTTATGGATCGTATATTACCTTCGGGTATGTTTGAACAAGAAGTCACTAAGGGCAATCAGCGTAATGCTGTTAGTATTACTATTAGCGGTGTTGGGACTGATACGATCAATATAGGGGGCTCTAATGGCTCTAATGACGATGATGTCATAGAAGGGGACTTCCGAGATGTCTGAGTTAAATGTAGAGCTCCTCCCGTGGCAGCAAGAGGTCTTTAACGATAAGACCCGCTTCAAGATCATCGCTGCAGGTCGTCGTACTGGTAAGTCTCGTCTAGCAGCTTGGATGCTAATTATATACGCTCTACAGGCCACTAAAGGACATGTCTTCTACGTAGCCCCTACACAGGGACAAGCTAGGGACATTATGTGGCAGACGCTACTGGAACTAGCGCATCCTATTATTAAAAGCACACACATTAACAACCTACAGATAACACTGATTAATGGTGCTACTATAGCCCTAAAGGGTGCTGATAGACCAGAGACTATGCGTGGTGTATCCCTAAAGTTCCTAGTTTTGGACGAATATGCGGATATGAAGCCCACTGTTTGGGAGCAGATACTTCGACCTGCACTTGCCGACCAGAAGGGTGATGCAATGTTCATAGGGACTCCTATGGGGCGCAACCACTTCTATGACCTATTTACCTACGCCTCAACTGAAGATGATCCAACGTACAAGGCATGGCACTTTACATCCTATGATAACCCACTACTAGATCCTACTGAGATTGATGTAGCTAAGAAGTCTATGAGTAGCTATGCCTTCCGACAAGAGTTTATGGCATCGTTTGAGGCATTAGGCTCTGAGATCTTTAAGGAAGAGTGGGTACAGTTTGGTGATGAACCTGATGATGGTGATTACTACATAGCTGTTGACCTTGCAGGTTTTGCAGACATGGCACATGCACATACAGCAAAGGCTAAGAAGCTTGACCAAACAGCAATAGCCGTTGTAAAAGCCAATACTGATGGCTGGTACGTAGCCGACATAATCTATGGTCGTTGGGATATTAAAAAGACAGCTCGTAAGATCTTTGATGCTGTCGCTAAGTACCGTCCAGTGTCTATTGGTATTGAGAAAGGGGCTCTAAAGAACGCTGTACTCCCATACCTAACAGACCTTATGAAGTCAAATCAGCGCTATTTTAGGGTTGAAGAGCTTACTCACGGTAACAAGAAGAAGATTGACCGTATTGTTTGGGGCTTACAAGGTCGCTTTGAGAATGGTCAGGTAGTTTTAGGTGAAGGTGAGTGGAATACAGAGTTCTGTGACCAGTTATTTCAGTTTCCAAACCCACTAGTACACGATGACTTGATAGATGCGTTAGCATATATTGACCAATTAGCAGTTCTCAGTTACTACGTTGACTATGAAGAGGACGATTTTGAGGTCTTAGACCCAATTACAGGATATTAATACATGAACTTTGAAGAAGATAGCTATTTTGACAGCGATAGCCTAGAAGGTTGGGTTACGGATAAGGTTCAACAATGGCGTGACCACTACGAAGCCAACTACAAAGAGCAGTTTGATGAATATTACCGTCTATGGCGTGGTCAATGGGACGGTTCAGACTCTATGCGTCAATCTGAGCGCTCTAAAATTATCTCTCCAGCCCTACAGCAGGCTGTTGAGAGCTCTGTAGCCGAAGTAGAAGAAGCTACGTTTGGTCGTGGTAAGATCTTTGATATTAAAGACAACAAAGGTGACGCTGAAGCTCAAGATGTACAGCTCCTACGTCAGCTTATGACTGAGGACTTTGAATACTGTAAGATTCGTAAATCAGTAGCAGAGTGTATTCTCAACGCAGCCATTTATGGTACTGGTGTTGGCGAAGTAGTCATGGATGAAGTCATAGATATACGTCCAGCTACACAGCCTATTATGGATGGACAGGCTGAAGCAGTCGGTGTTGAGAAGCGTGAGCGTACAGTAGTCAAACTACGTCCTGTAATGCCTCAGAACTTCTTGATTGACCCTGTAGCGACATCTATTGAAGAAGCGCTAGGTGTAGCTATTGATGAGTTTGTTCCTCTACACCAAGTACAGTTGATGCAGGAGAAAGGCATTTACCGAGATGAAGAGATTGGTATTGATGCTCCTGACATTGACCTAGAACCAGATCAGTCTTTGTATATGTATAACGAAGACAAAGTACGACTAACAAAGTACTACGGGCTTGTTCCACGCCATCTCTTTGACGCAGCAGCCGTTGCAGAAGACGAAGAAATGGTAAACCTTACCAGTGAAACTGATGACTATTCAGCCTATGTTGAGGCTATTGTAGTCATTGCCAACGGTGGCACATTGCTGAAGGTTGAAGAGAACCCTTATATGATGGGTGATCGTCCTGTTGTTGCATTTGCTTGGGACATCGTACCATCTAGGTTCTGGGGTCGTGGTGTGTGTGAGAAAGGCTATAACAGCCAGAAAGCACTTGATACAGAGCTGCGAGCACGTATTGATGCTCTGGCATTGACTGTACACCCTATGATGGCTGTGGACGCTTCTCGTTTGCCTCGTGGCACTAAGATGGAGATCAGACCCGGAAAGACTGTATTGACCAACGGTAACCCTGCCGAGATCCTACAGCCTTTCCGCTTTGGTAACTTAGACCCATCTACGTTTAACCAAGCTGCATCACTACAGCAGATGGTACAGATGGCTACAGGCGCTATTGACGCTGCAGGTATTTCTGGATCTATTAACGGTGACGCTACAGCCGCTGGCATCTCTATGAGTCTCGGTGCTATCATTAAGCGACACAAACGTACTCTAATCAACTTCCAAGAGTCATTCCTGCTACCCTTTGTACGTAAATCAGCGTACCGTTACATGCAGTTTGACCCAGAGCGTTACCCAGTTAAGGACTACCAGTTCTCTGCAAGCTCTAGTTTGGGCATCATAGCTCGTGAGTACGAAGTAACACAGCTTGTACAGCTTCTACAAACTATGTCTCCAGAGTCTCCGCTATACCCAGCGCTGATTGAGAGCATTGTAGACAATATGAACCTCTCTAACCGTGAGGAACTCATTGCACGACTACAACAAGCTGCACAGCCTGATCCAGCAGCTCAGCAGGCAGCTCAGCAGGCACAGCAGATGGAATTGGCTATGAAGCAAGCACAGATTATGGCGTTTCAGGGTCAAGCAAACGACTTTAACGCTCGTGCTCAGAAGAACTCTGCAGAGGCTTCAGTGGCTCAGTTTGAGGCTGAAACAGACCGTATCAAGGCTATTAGCTCTAACCTACAGACAGGAGATCAAGATGAAGTTGAGTTCCAACGTAGGGCTAGAGTTGCAGAGCTGATGCTTAAAGAACAATCAATTAACGCTAAACAAGGAATGGACAATGCTAACGCCCCATCAAATCAAGGACTTTCTACTCCAAGTGGAGAACTCAATCAACCTCCTCAGCCAGCAGGTAATCCAGCTACAAGAGAAGGTGGAGCTCCTAGAAAGCTCAGCTTCGGAGCAGAGTAAGAAAACTGCAAAAAAAGCTTGACAAAAGGCTTGACTTGTGGTATAATGTATGGTATATAACAAGGAATCCTAATGGACAACTCTCTTGTAAAACAGTATGAAGATTATTTCACTATGTTTGCCACTGATGGCTGGAAGCTATTAATGGAAGATTTAGATGGAATGATTAAATCTCTTGACTCTATTAGTTATGTAAACACTCTTGAGGAACTACATAACGCTAGAGGTCAACTATCTATGCTCCAACGTCTACGTGGTTTCGAAAACGCTATCACACAGGCTTACGAGCAGATAACGGAAGAAGAGGCTTAACAGGCTAAACTTCTTCTACAACAAACAGTTCTGGTGCGAGGGCAGACAGGACTGTAACAACAATGTAGCACTTAAATGAAATATTGTTCTCGTTGTGACACTACATTAGAGGCTGCTAGTTTCAATAAAAGTTCTAGAAACAAGGATGGCTTGCAATCAACTTGTCGCCTGTGTGAAAAGAGCATTAGAGACGCTAACAAGGATTCAAAGCGTTTGTACGATAAGCAGCGCTATGAAGACAACAAATACTACTACGTACAGAAAGCAAACAAACGACTACGTAATATAGCAAGGGCTGATTACACGTTAGATGCACTGTACGTACAGGATTTGTATACGCAAGCTAAGGAAGCAGAATCAATCTTTGGTTACGCTTTCCATGTAGATCACATAGTCCCTCTTAAGCATGATCTTGTTTGTGGACTTCACACTGAAGATAACCTACAGATACTTTCAGCTAAAGACAATCTAACTAAGAGCAACAAATTTGAAGTTTAAGGTTCTATCCACAATGCGATTAACGCACGGAGTTAATAATGGCTATTGAACTTTTAGATGACGAACGCCCAGAAGAGTTAAACGAAGGTGAAGAATATACTTCCTTTGACGAACAGGAAGCTGAACAGGCTAAC